TCAATCCGCGTGTCCTGTGCCCGTTTTTGTGACCGCCTGTTTAAGGTTCTCAATTTTCAGGAATGCGTAAGTTGATTCTGTTGTCTTGATAGATTTGTGCCCAAGCCACATTGAGACCTCGTGCAGTTTCATCTTGTGTTCTTGCAACAAACGGCAACCGCAGGTTCTTCGCAGGTCGTGCCAGCGCACATCTGAAAGCCCGGCATTCTTCACCGCGGAGCCAAATCCCTTGCGGAATGTGGTGAAGCGCGCTCCGTCTCCATGGCATAGAACATACTGGCTTCTGATGTTCCTGGGCATCCGTTCCAGAATGCTTTGTGAGCGAGGCAAGAGCGGCACCGTTCGGGCTGTGCCTGTTTTTGTGTCCGTTGTTGTCGAAACAGTTCCCTCGCGCAGGTCTACTTGGTTCCAAGTCATAGACAGCAATTCTTCGCAACGTAGGCCGGTATCGATTGCGAGGGTGATTGCATCCCGCATCGGCCCTTTCGCCTCATGCAGCAGATTATGTTCCTGCTCGATGGTCAAATACTTGGTCCGTGGCGGAGAATTTTTAAGGCCGCGCTTAGAGCGTCGTCGCAGGTATATCTTGACCGGATTGCCCTCTATCCACTCTCGATCCTCTGCAAACGTGAACATAGAGGAAAGGCAGGCCAGATCACGAATGATTGTTGGCGATGACACGCCTTGCGCCCGTCTGAGCGTTTCAAAGTCAGACAGTTCCTTTGATCCGATCTTATGGAGAAATTTGCCCTCAAAAGACGGGACGAGATTTTTGATTGATACCGCGTATCTGCGAGCACTCTGGGGCTTTAGGGTCGGCAGATATTCATCAATGAAAGAAAGGATAGCCTTGTCGAATTCCAGTTGAGGTCTATCGCCCCATGCAATGGCTTCTAAATCCGCTTCCCACTGCCTAAGACGGCGCTCAGCCTCTGATTTACTCTTTGTTTTAAGGGACTGTCGGAAAACTCGGTTTTGCCGCTGTATCTTGCCCCAATAGGTGCTCCCTCGTTTGTAGACGCTTGCCATATCGGAGACACCTTAGATTCGGTTGAGCTCCACCATTCGCGGAACTTTGAAAGATCAAAACGCCACGCGCCGCCTGATCCGGTCGGCTGGTGCGCACCTGGAATCCTACCTGTTGCTGCAAGTTCTGTAAAATATCGCGGTGTAAAACCTGTCATAGCGGCTAAATCCCGTGCCTTCACATATTGTGCATTTAGACGGATGGCAGGTTTCACGTTAGGAAGCCTTTTTGCGGGCGTTCAAGCGTTGCTTTCGGTACTGTGAAAGAATGTGGTTGGCTCTGCTGTTTCCCTGCTCAGTGATAGCGTAAGTGTTTGGCCGGTCTGTTTTTATCATCAATCCACGCTTTGCCAGCGCGTCTGCTGCACTCTTTTCATGTGTGTCGGTGACGACATAACAATCATTCAACTTGTAGGCTTGCAGCAATATGTGGCGCGCAGTCTTGCTGATCCGAACTGGCTGCATATGCGTTGAATGCTCTGCTTCTGTGTAATGAGCGCTCAAGACCCGCGCGGCATGCGCAACGTCTGGATCGCGCATCAAGTGGCGCATGGCTTCGTCAAAGGGCTGGCCGGGGTTGGCCTTTCCGTGTGCGTTCGCGTGCGTGCGCAGAAGCGCTTCAAGGGCGTTGAATGGTTCAACTGACATATCCATCACACAAGGCCCGCCCAAAGGATCAGGGCGCGGGAAAGCAGGATTAACGCTGCAACTGCGCACAGTTCTATCATGATGATGCTGAAATGGGTCATTACGCAGCCACCGTCAGCCAATTGCGCAAGCCTTGTTCGTCGGCCATTTCGCACAAGCCATCATAGACGCCTTTGTCAGTGTCGATGTATGTGCGCAGCGCCAGTTCAATGGCTTGCTGTGTGGCGGTGTCTGTCAGCGCTGGCAGGAAGCCTTCTTGGCCTTCGCCGTCGATCTGTTGTGTGTAAATCTTGGTGACAATGAAAACATAATCGCAGCAATCGGTTTCAACCTGAATGTCCGCTTGAAACCAGATGATAGTCCCAAGATCCGGAACAAATACATCTTCAAATGCGACCCGATCCAGTGCTCCAATTGCGTCAAGAATGCTCATTTTTCGTATCTCCCAAGCGATGTTGTTGAAGATATGAAAGCATAACTTTCAAATATGAGCAACAGAAAAAGAAAGAAAATCTTTCATATTAGAGCGACGAACCAGATTGATCGCGTTTCAAGCACTCAATAAATGGTGTGGCTACTCAGGACCACCGCAAGGATTCGAACCTCTTCACCGGTGTCGCTTAGATTGTTTGGGGTGACCTTGATCGGCTTATGATTTGGATTTGTTGAATGTGGGTGCAATTCATATCGGCCAACAAAGAGGCGAATACGCTTCACAGTTCTTTCGACTTCGTGGCCACCATTGCGGCTGCGCTCCACAATCACAAGACTGCCGTCTTTCAGATCGTCCGAATAAAGCTCTGTGTAGTCATGGAAATCCGCACCCAAGACATACATGCCGTCCAGAATGTTGTCTTTGTTCATAGAGTCGCCAGCCACAAGCCATGCATATTGTTTTGCCTTGGCATATCGAGGGTCGGGCAGGGGGGTTATTGGCTGATCTTCGCCATCATACGACTGATCAAGCATATCCACTTCAACAAAAGCACCGGCTTGAACCTTGCCTGCAAATCTAACCGGGTGCCCGGTTATGGTGCCTGCTTCTAAGACGGTGCTGGGTGAAAGTGCGCGCATTTCTCCACTGCCGTAGGCCAGCCACTCAAGCGAAACGCCAGCCTTCCGGGCGATCACGCTCATTTTATCCAGGCCGATGTGCTGGCCAAGCTCCCAATTTCCGACCGCTCCACGAGTAACGCCGCCAATCCAGCTGGCAAATTCAGACTGGCTTTTCATGCCGAGCAAATCCTTGCGGATCGACTTAATCCGGGCGGCTCGTTTTGGATCTGTTTTTGAATGTGCTGTCATCCTCACAATATGCCCTTTCATTTTCCCACGCGCACTGAAAGTTTTGCTTGCACTATTATGTAAGTTATGCTTTCAGAGGGCATGATAGATTTTTGTGAACAAGCTAAAGAGATAGTTGGCGGGACCACTTCGCTAGCAAGATTACTTGGAAATATCTCACCGCAGGCAATTTCTCAGTGGCAGCGAGTGCCTATTGAGCGTGTCGTGGATGTTGAAAGGGTAACGGGAATTTCTCGACACCTGTTGCGGCCAGACATTTTTGGCGCGGTGCGCGATCTTCAAAACAACCCACCACCAGCAAAAACTGCGGTCCAACAAGGCGAGTACAGTCATTGACCGTTCCCGCCACACTCCCCGCCACTGCCAAGCTGCCTGAAACTTACACCCACGCAAAACGGGCGCTTGAGCAGTGTGCTGGCCGGAAGGATTGAATTATGAGCTACGAAAGCAAACTGAAAGCTGAAATCAACACTTCTTTGGTTCAGTTGCATGCCAACCAGCGGGACATTATCCCGCAATTCGTCGCCAGTCAGATTGTCCATGACCACAAAAGAGGCTTGCCTGCTGGTGAGAACGGCGATTTCTGGCTGCATTGCGGCTACTCCAAAACCCGTGAAATGGTTACTCGATGCATCAATCGATGCTTTGGCGGAAGTAGATCAAACAATGGCAAAAGCGCAGCATTACCAGGGTTTGATCATTTGCAATCTTACTATGTGGTCAGGCGTAACGGCCTCGAAATTGGGCTTCCAATTGATCGTTTAACCGAATCCGAATTGGCTGCAAAAGCCAAACAGCACAGAAGTAACGGGCTCACTAATTTGGCCCATGCGTCAGAACTTGAACGCTATGTCTCAATTCGCGACCAGTCCGAGGCCGCGTAATGAATTCCCCCGCCCGCTGCCTCCAACGATTGTCAGCCGTATCAGCAACGGGACGTCATAAGGCTTGTGTGCCGGTCGTGCAAAAACTGGTTGGTGTGGTAGCGCCAATCAGGGCGGGGTGCGCAGCAATGCGCAGTCATTTTAAGACCAAACACAAGCAAGCTGAATACTCATTCAAAAAACCGATATCGCGCACCACGCCTGTTTGCGATTTCCTGCAGCAACTTTGCGATCAGATTGCCAAGGCTCTGCCAGTTCCCCCGTTCAATCATCTGTTGTTCCTGCTGTTGTCTATGCCCGTTATTTGGCTGGTCTGCAGGGCAATTTCATCTGGAAAGTGACCAGGAAGTTTCCATGCACCAGATTTCACCATCAGAAAAAAGCGTAAAAGCTGCCACGTTCAAAGCCGTGCAGAAGATCGGCGGGATTGAGGCTGCGGCTGAATACATCCGCGTCGGCAAATCATCCTTGGCGACATATTACAGCGTTCACCATCCTGAAAACTTTGTGCCGGCTGATGTGGCCATCACATTGGATGAACAGGCCGGATATCCATTCATTGCGGAAGCACTGACGCGGGCATTCAAGCCGCTCATTGGCGACACGACAAACCCTCATAAGCTGCTCGGCAGGATGATTTCCGAATCTGGTGAATTGGGCGCCATCTTTTCCAATGCCCTTTCAGATGGGCGCATTTGCCCGAAATAAGCCGCGCAGATCAAGCAGGAAGCAGAGGATCTGAAAGCCGCTGCTCAACGCATCATAGATATGGCAGACGCGCTTCAAGCGGGGTGCTCTGGATGAAACCCGAGCATGAAGAAGCGCTGAACCTGATCCGGCTTTTGCGCACTGAAAAATCAGATCAGATCGTTCAAGCAATTCGGTCTGGGAAACGTGGTGAAGCGGCGGTCAATGCAATGCGTATGCGCCGGGATTTGCTCGATGAACTTGGCTCCACATTCAAACAGCTTGCAGAAGGCGCTCAATGACTGAACCCAACAACGAAAACACGGGCGAATTTATCTCGCTTGGCGATGCGCTGATATCGGCCATCAAGCAAGGGCTGATCCCAATTCCCGAACTTATCCAGGACAATCAAGGGGGCAAAAGCCCGCCAATGAGTCTTGCCGACGTATTTAAAGAATCGCCGGTGTATTGGGCGGTAGCTCAAGAAACTGGCGATCAGGCAATGAATGGATTTTTACTATTGCTCGCGGATATGAGCGATGAAAACGGCGTGTGTGCCGCGCCACTGGCGGAGATTTCAGGCAGGTATGGCCTCCCCATTGCCATGATCGCTGTATGGCTCCGAAGGCTTGAAAAGGCAGGGCTGATAACGCGATTGGACGGAATCACAACTTTGATGAACGGGGCGAGCCAATGAGTTTTACAGCTTCAAAGTGGGCGCGAAAAATGAAAGTCGGGAACGCAACCGGCAAGATAATTTTGATAGCGATTGCAGACCATGCCGATGACAAAGGTGCTGGCTTTGCAAGTCAAAAAACGCTGGCTGACGAAAGCGAATGCTCTTTGGCAACGGTAACCCGTTGGCTCAAGACATTTGAGGAAAAAGGCATCCTAAGCCGTAAAAAAAGATATGGCGAAGGCGGCTACAGAAGATCGGACAGTCTGCACCTAAACTTACACCTCACAGAGTTACATAGCAGAGAGTTACATAGCACAGAGTTACAGAACTCTCTGTCGATTCTTACACCTCACAGTGACGTAGCAGAACCTATAAGGGAACCTAAGAAAGAAAAGGATAGTAAAGATACTATCCCAAAAAAATCGAAATCAAAATCGGATATTGATCTGGAATTTGAGGAAATCTTCTGGCCTCAATATCCGAGGCGCATAGACAAACAACCGGCGCTCAAATCTTTCCGAGCAGCACGAAAAAAGACTGACCTTGAAATCATCATGGCGGGGGTGCTTCGCTATGCGGCTGAACGTGATGGCCATGACGAGAAATTCACGAAATACCCCTCACGCTGGTTAAACAACAAATGCTGGCTGAATGAAACTGAACAGCCGGGAGCGCCGCCGACACAAGGCAAGGTGCGAACCAACTCACCCGAATTTTTCAAACAACTGGCAGGGCTTTCAAATGCTGCAGACACAAACAACGATGCCAATCACTGGAATACAATTGAGGAAGATGCGGGGCAAAATGCCGGAAGCCTCGGACATGGCGGAACTGTTGGGGCCGCTATTCGTAGCGTTTCCCTCGTCAATTGACCTTAATTCCACCAAAGCCCTTTTGGCCGTCTACTTGGTTGCTGTTGATGATATCCCGCTAAAATCAGTCAAGCAGGCGGTGCTGGATTTCGTCAAAGGCACAGTGCCAGGACACGGTAAGCGCTTCATGCCGACAACTGCGGAGTTGGCAAGTCACGCCCGAACAATCAGGAGAAAAACCGAAGTACCCCTCGGAATGCTGGATTTCAACGATCCAGAAATCCAAAGCGATCCTGACGTAATTCGGCAGCGCCAAGAAGCACACGAATTTACGATGAAATCTTTATGAACGTGCATTTCAAGCCAGTTTTGCAGGCGCTGTCCGACGAGGGCATTCAACTGCGCAGTGATGCGCAGGGTGACCACAAGGTCATTTGCCCGCGATGCTCTCACACTCGCAGAAAGAAAACAGATCCCTGCCTGTCTGTGACAATTCAACCGGACAACAGGGCTGTTTGGAAGTGCCACCATTGCGAGTTTCAAGGCGGCACTGGTGGTCAGAGAAATAAGGAATGGTGGCCAGTGCAAAAAACCTATCGCAAGCCCGAAAAACCAAAAGAAACACCGCGCCCTGACAAAATGCTGCAGTGGTTTGAATCCAGAGCAATTTCAGCGGCCACAGTCGAGCGCTTTGGAGTGTATCGAAAGACGCACTGGTTCCCGCAAACACGGAGCGAACTCACCGCGATTGCATTCCCGTATGTCTGGGATGGTGAGTTGCGCAACACGAAATATCGTTCAGCCGAAAAGCATTTTGCTCAAGAGAAAAACGCAATGCCCACGCTGTTCAACGCAGACAGCATCAAACCGGGTGAAGACCTGATCTGGGCTGAAGGCGAATGCGATGTGATGGCCTTTGCGGAAGCTGGCTTTGATCGCGTTGTTTCGTTGCCGAACGGCGCGCCGACCGAGAATGACGAAGGCGACAAGCGGTATGACCCGCTGAACACCCATGCGGAAGCGCTTGAGGGCGTCAGTGTGATTTACATTGCAACTGATAACGATGCGGCCGGGCAAAGGCTTGCTGACGAACTGGCGCGGCGTCTGGGCCGGGAGCGCTGCAGCCGTGTGACCTTTCCCGATGGCGAAACAAATCCCGCCAAAGATGCAAATGAATGCCTGCAGCATCACGGCAAAGAAGTCTTGGCGGAATGTCTCACCAGCGCTGAACCATGGCCGATTGACGGGCTTTTCAGGGTTGATGCCTTCGCAAGTGAAATCATGGACCTTTACCACGGGCGCGGGCCGCAACCGTTAAGCACCGGCTTTGCCGACATGGATCGTGCTTTCAAGGTCATTCCGGGGCAGTTTGTCATCGTGACCGGCATCCCGAACCACGGAAAGTCTCGATGGCTTGATCAGATCGCAATCCAAATGAGCCAACGCGAGGAAATCAAGTGGGGCGTGTTTTCACCAGAGACAGGAAACGCACAACACATATCCGACCTCATTGAGATTCGGGCTGGACAGCCCTTCAGCGAGGGCCCCACGCCTCGGATGGATGAACATACCCTGGCAAGAGAAAGCGAATGGGTTGGTGGCAACTTCTTTTTCATTGATGCGGAAGATCATACACCAACGATTGATTGGGTCTTGCAGCGTGCCAAAGCTGCCGTTCTGCGTCACGGGATAACCGGGTTCATTGTCGATCCATACAACGAAATTGAAGCGTCCAGACCGCCAAATCAAACAGAGACTGAATTTGTTTCTCAACTGATCAGCAAATGCAAACGCTTCGCGCAGGCGCACGACGTGATCTTTTTCATGGTGGCGCATCCCAAGATGCCGCGCAACAGATCGGCAGGTGAACCGGATCCAGTTCCATCGCTTTACGATATTTCCGGATCGGCCCATTGGCGCAACAAATCAGACGCGGGCTTGGTTGTGTATCGCGATTATGACCGGGGCACCACCAGGGTCATTGCGCAGAAGATCAGGCGGCAACCGATATGCGGCCAGCTTGGGTCTTCTGACTTCAGTTTCATAGGCACGACACGGCGATTTGAAGAACAAACCGGTTCTTACAAACCACTAAGCAATCAGTGATTGGAGACAAATAAATGGTGATCCACTATGTATCAATCAGCTTTGGCGGCTGGAATGGCTCGGGAGGTCCTCACTGGATTTACGGGCATGTGTGCCGCCGACGCTTTTACCTTCCCTCATGGTGGCGCTGGAACCGTCCTGCTTTTGGCTGGACGCCATTTGTCTGGGCGCGTTGGGAGCCGTTTCTAAAAGCAACTCACATCGACGCTTCGCCACCCGTGGCTGCAATCAACCCTCGCACACAGGGAACGGAAACATGAGAACAAGAACTCAAAAACGCGCAGGCCGTAAAAGAGGCGAAGTCGACAGGGAGCCAAGCGGACGGCCCCAACGTCCACCACAACGCCGCAACAGGGTCAAAAAGACAGTCACAGAGGCAAGAGAACGCGTCTATGGGGTTCCCAAGAACTTTTCAGACAACCCTCAATCTGGCTACGCTCTGGGCATTCTGTACTACAAGTACGAAATCGACAGGCGGCAACACGATGCTGGCTTGATGATTGCCGAGTTGATCCATGATTTTTTCCGGATCGTTTTGAACAAACGCCCGCCAATTGCGCAAGCTATGGATATGGCCAGAGTGTCAGGCAGAAGCACACGAAGCGACGAGCCGCACCCGTCGCATGATGAGGTCAAGGCACGGTATGCGAAAATGCAATTCGCGGTTCTTGATGTTGATTTCCCCGGCAAGCCAGTCTCGCACATGATTTCACGTCTTTGCATGGCAGATGATCGCGAAAGCATGGTCACCAACGATATGCTGGATAAGCTCCGCATTGGTCTCAACCGGGTCCATAGAGAGTTTGAGGCGGACATTGGATTCAGGTTTGCGGGGCAAAAGCTTATTCGAGGGCCTGTTGTGGAAAATCATGCAGAAGTTGTGTGACGGGGTTGTGTTAAAATCCGATATGGGGCATAAATAGACGGTCGGGCGATTTGGGTTTATCAAGTCGTCCTTTTTGTTTGCCTACTTGCTGGAAATGCTTGGGCCGCAACAACAGGCTCGATGCCAGACAGATCAATTTCCTCAGACGCGGCAACCATGTCAAAGTTGGTCTGCATGTTCATCCAGTAAGCTGGCGTCGTGTTAAACGCACGAGCGAGCCGCAGGGCTGTATCAGGCGTCATGCTGGTTGTTCCTTTCACCAACCGCTCTATGCGGGTGCGTGGGACACTCAGACGACGCGCAAAAGCGATTGCACCAATGTCCAAAGGATCAAGGTACAGTTCTTTCAGAACTTCGCCGGGGTGCATGGGGTTTTTAAGCAAGCTCATAAGATATTCCTTTCAGTGGTAATCGATAATTTCAACATCGGCGGGTCCGGCATCGGTCCAGACAAAACAAATCCGCCATTGCTTGTTTATGCGAACAGAGTGTTGGCCATCCCGGTCACCTTTGAGTTCTTCCAGATGGTTACCGGGAGGAAAGCGTAAATCCTGAACAACAACGGCGGCATCCAGTGCTGTCAACATGGCTTTGGTACGTTTGACCAAATCAGTTGGAAAGCCTTTGCCGTATTTACCTTCAACGGCGTTGGTTGCGAATTTGCCTTTGGTGCTCTGTATCATGAATGCTATGTATCATCGCGTGATGCATGCGTCAAGGTATGATACATATTAATTGCGGCCAGAAAAATTGTTTCTCACGCGTGCAGGCGTACGTAAGGGACCGAATAGAGATTGCGAGGTGAACCATGGGCGTATTGAAAAACCAACGTCATGAAGCTTTCGCGCAAGGGCTTGCAAAGGGGCTTACTGCGGATCAGGCGTACCAAGAGGCGGGGTATAAGCCACAACGTCAAAATGCTTCAAGATTGATGACAAATGATGACATCCAAGCCCGTGTTGCTGAATTGATCGAAGCCGCTGCAAACCGTGCCGAAATCGACATTGCTCGCACGCTGAAAGAACTTGTGCGCATCGGAACGTCTGACATTCGCAATGCACTCACGCCAAACGGTGCGTTGCTCGACCCACAAGATTGGGATGATGATTTTGCAGCTGCGGTATCGTCAATTGAAGTGGTTACAAACACCGGCGATCAGGGCAAAGACGAAGACGGCCGCAAGATCGTTGAACACACTCACAAAATCAAAATGTGGGACAAGAACAGTGCTCTGGACAAGATCGCAAAACACCTAGGTATGTTTATTGAGCGCGTTGAGCATTCCGGTTCAGTCCAAATGCAGCCAGTTATCAATCTGAATGCAGCCAAACCAGAATAACGAGCTCGATATTGATCTGCATCCAAAGCAGCAGGTCGCGCTCAACTCGGAAGCAACAGAAATACTGTATGGCGGCGCTGCAGGGGGCGGCAAAAGCCATTTGATGCGGATGGCGGCAATTCTCTGGTGTACGGCTATACCGGGCCTACAGGTTTACCTGTTCCGCCGCATTCGCGACGATCTGGTCAAGAACCACATGGAAGGCCCGCAAGGATTTCGTGCGTATCTGGCCGGTTGGGTCGCATGTGGCTTTGTAAAAATCGTTGAGGATGAAATCAGGTTTTGGAATGGCTCCAAGATATATCTTTGA